AATGATAAAGTTAGATTATTCTTTACAAACTCCAGAAGAGAGAAATGAATTAGTCAAAAAGATTCTTGCTGAGAATCCTGAACCAAGTGAAAAATATTTAGAAGTCTTGGCTGACTATTTAGTTCTTTGTATGGAGAAACAAGAGAAAAAGGAAAAAAAATTATTAACTGAAAATCGTATGGCTACAGTTAATAAAAGAGAAACTTCTTTTGAAGGTCTTGTCTCTCAACTAGAAAATGGCGAAGATGGAATTTATAATTTAATTACTGAAAATAAAAATACAATATTTTAGCCAAAAGTTACAATTACAAAAAAAGATGTTGAAGAAATACCTTATTTAAAATAGTTAAAAGAAGCCATTTCAGCTTGGGAAGCCAAATTGAAAGTGACAGAAGGTAAAGATGCTTTTGTAATTAAAAAAGCATTAATTGAAATGCGGAAAGATTAGTATGTTATTAAAAATGCTTACCGCAAACCAATTATTCCTAATAAATTAACTCGCTCAAGATGTTTAACTCCTTTAGATGGAGAAGTAAAAATGTTAGATGATGAAGATGGATATGTTTATCCGATTCCAGAAGGAGTAAGTTTATTAGATCCTGTCGTTTGTTCTGCTATTTTATGTAACTATTCTCGATTAAAACAAGATAGTCAAGGCGAGTATGAAAAAGATTTATGGTATTTAATGGAAGATTTTGATAAATTATGTGACAAAGCTTTGAAAGACTATCCATTATATGATAGAATAGTTGAATATAAAATTGATGGATTACAAAATATTGACATTCAAGAGAAAATCCAAATGGAATTTGGTATTAAACATAGTCTTGAGTATATTTCTAGTCTATGGAGAAACAAAATTCCAAAATTAATTGCATCTACTGCGGAAGATGAATATTTAAGTTGGTATTATTTAAATGTTGAAAAAGGACATTATAAACGTTGTAGTAGATGCGGCGAAATAAAATTAGCTCATAATAAATATTTTAGTAAAAATAAAACCAGTAAAGATGGATTTTATAGCATTTGTAAATGTTGTCGAAATTCTAAGGCCAAAAAATCATAATCCTTTCTATGAATTACTAATAATCTAATGAAAGGAGAAATTTTATGGCAGAAACTTATTATTGCGAGAAATGTAATCGCACAATGAATGCTTCTGAATTTTATGGCAGTAATAATTTAGAAAAGTATCCTACCGGTAAATTAAATCAATGTAAAAAATGTATTACAATGCACGTTGATAACTGGAATCCAGATACTTATCTTTGGATTTTACAAGAAGCTGATGTTCCTTATGTTCCTAAAGAATGGCAAAGTCTTATGATGAAATATGCCACTAATCCAAGTGAAGTAACAGGAACTACTATTTTAGGACGTTATCTTTCTAAAATGAAATTAAAACAATATAAAGATACTCGTTGGAAAGATACTGAACGACTTCAAGAATTAGAAGATGCTAAATTAGAGCAAACTATGAAACGTCAAGGTTATGACGCAGTTCAGATTATGGAAGCAAAAGAAAAAGGCAGAGTATTTACAATGCCTGATAAGCCCCTTGAGGAACCTGTATATGAAGATACTACCATAGTTCCGCAAGAAGATTATTTTGCTTAGCAAAACGGTCCAGAAGAAGATTTAGACTTAACTGAAGAAGATCGTACGTATCTAAGATTAAAATGGGGCAAAACTTATAAACCTGAAGAATGGGTTAAATTAGAGTAGTTATATGAAGAAATGATGGCTTCATATGATATTCAAGGCGCAGGTCACAAAGATACATTAAAATTAATATGTAAGACATCTTTGAAAGCGAATTAGCTGATTGATATTGGTGATATCGAAGGATTCCAAAAGATGAGCAAAGTTTATGATAGTTTAATGAAATCTGGTAAATTTACTGCTGCCCAAAATAAATCTGAATCTTCTGGAGAATTTGATTCTATTAGTGAATTAGTTGAAATGTGTGAACGCGAAGGGTTTATTCCTCGTTATTATACTGAAGGCCCTATGGATAAAGTTGATGAAACTTTAAATGATTTAAAGAATTATACTCATACATTAGTCACTGAAGAAATGAATCTTGGTAATCTTATTGAAGCTGCCGTTAAAAATATGGTTGATTAGGAAAACCGTGAAGAAGATGAAGACATTGAAGATATAGATAATTTAGATGAAGAAGTATTAAAAGATGAAGATTTTATAGAACATAATTAGTTCTTAGAAGATGAAAGTGACTTAGATGAAATAACTTATGAAAATATGGCGAAAGGTAAAGAAGTCTAATGGCACTTAAAGACTTACTAGATTTAAGTGCCTCTCGCCGCAAAGTCGGTCTTTCAGAAGAGCGATTAAGAGGTATTATTCCAGAAGCACGTAAGTATATTGCCTTCTGGAGAGAATATCCTGATTTATTTATTGATTTCATGGCGGGACCGGATGGCGGTCCCCAACACTTTCATTTATTCTTTTATTAGAGAATCTTTTTGCGTGCGGCAATGCGGCATAAATATATCTATGCAGTATTTCCTCGTGCGTATTCTAAATCATTTTTATCTATGATGGTACTTATGTGCCGAGCTATTCTTTATCCTCGTTGTAAATTATTTATTACTTCTGGTGGTAAGGAACAGGCCGCAGGTATTGTTAAAGAAAAAGTACAAGAAATTTGTACATTGATTCCAGCATTTAATAAAGAAATTGATTGGCGGCGTGGTCAAACCCTTGAAGGTAAGGACTATGTTAAATATGTATTTAAGAATGGTTCTTATTTTGATAATATCGCTGCTAGAGAATCTTCTCGTGGTAAACGTCGTCATGGCGGTCTTATTGAGGAATGCGTTGGTGTTGATGGAGATATTTTATCTTAGGTTATTATTCCTACGATGAACATTTCTCGTATGTGTATGGATGGCACAACACATGATGAAGAAACTCTTAATAAATCTTAGATTTATATTACTACTGCTGGATATAAAAATACATTCCCTTATGATAAGCTAATTCAGTTGCTTGTCTGGGAAATTATTAAACCTGAGCAATCAATTATAATGGGTGGTACTTGGCGTATTCCTGTATTAATTGGCTTACAATCTAAATCATTTATTCAAGATTTAAAACAAGATGGTACTTTCAATGAAAGTTCTTTTGATCGTGAATATGAAAGTAAATGGTCTGGTACTGTTGAAGACGCATTTTTCAATGCGGAAATTTTTGATAGAAACCGCATTTTAAATTAGCCTGAATATGAAGCAAGTGGTCGTTCTTCTAAATTAGCTTTTTATGTTTTAGCGGCTGATATTGGACGTAAAGGTTGTGATTCTGTTATTTGTGTATTTAAAGCAACTCCGCAATCTCAAGGTGGCGCTACAAAGAGCCTTGTTAATATTTATACTTTATCAAATGAACATTTTGAAGATTAGGCTATCAAATTAAAGAAATTATATTATAAATATAATGCTCGTCAGATCGTAATAGATGGTAATGGTATGGGTATTGGTTTAATTGACTATATGGTTAAATCTTAGACTGATCCTGATACTAATGAAACTTATCCTGATTTCGGTGTTTCTAATGACGAAGAAGGATACTATAAAAAGTATAAGACTTCTGTTACTGAACTAGATGCTATGTATATTTTGAAAGCAAATGCGCCAATTAATACTGAAGCACATGCTATTGCGCGTTCATAGTTGTCTTCTGGAAAAGTAAAATTTCTTATTGATGAACGTATTGCTAAAAATAAATTAATGGCAACTAAAGTTGGTCAATCTATGAAACCTGAATAGAGGGCAGAATATTTAAAACCATTTACTTTAACTTCCATATTAAAAGAAGAAATGATGAATTTGCGTGAAGAAACTGAAGGAGTAAATATTATCCTGAAGTAGGCAAATCGTGGTATCCGAAAGGATAAATTTTCAGCTTTTGAATATGGATTATATTATTTAAAACTCGAAGAAGATAAAAAGAAAAAACGTAAGAAATTTAAAGCATCTGATTGGTGCTTTATGAATTAAGGAGGGAAGTTTATGCGTGCTTCTAGAGGAGAAATAAAAATAGAAGAAATCTTAGAAGAGGCTGGACTTCCTTTTAAAATGGAATATATATTTCCAGATTTAAGAAGTCCAAATGGACGTCCTTTGAGATTTGATTTCGTTATATTTGATGATGATGGTAAAATTGATTTTATTATTGAGTATTAGGGTAAGCAACATTATGAAGCAAGTTCTAAATTTGGTGGTAAACGCGGTTTATACCAATAGCAATATAATGATAATCAAAAGAGACGTTTTTGTGCTTTGCACGATTTTAAATTAATAGAAATTCCATACACTGATGAAAACCTTATTTCTTATGATTATATAATGAAACTAGCAGGTTATTAAGGAGGTGGAATTTTGGATAATCAAACTCAAACCCTAAATCAAGTCCGTGCTGAAGAAATTCATAATAAAGGATTTGATATGACTGATTCTTATCGAGAGTATAGAACAGCGGTTGCTAATGAATATAAAAAAGTTAAGGTCGGTAATAGAAGTCTAAATGATGTTATTTTAGATTTAGATTATTATCAAAAAATAAATATTCCGGGTCAAAAAGGCTTTTGTAAAGCAGATATTTATAAAGCAATAGCTGATCATGATTTACCGGAACTGCGTCGTATATCTAATTTATTTTATAGCGTAAATGGTATATATGAGCGCACTTGTAATTATTTTGCTTTTTTATATAGATATGATTGGTATGTCGCGCCAGAGATTCTAGATGATACAGTCAAAGAGGAAAAGATATTAAAAGATTTTTCAAAGACTCTTAATTATTTAGATAGTAGTTATATTAAGAAAATTTGTGGAGATATATCTTTAAAAGTAATTAAAGAAGGCTGTTATTATGGATATATAGTTCCTTCTAATGACCATTTAATTTTACAAGATTTACCGGTTAACTTCTGCCGTTCTCGATACAGCGTAGATAATATGCCTGTTATTGAATTTAATATGAAGTTTTTTGATACTTTCCACGATATTAATTATCGTATGAAAGTATTGAAATTATTCCCTGATGAATTTGCCAAAGGTTATATGTTATATAAGCAAGGCAAATTAAAATCAGAAGAAATTGTATTAGGCAGAGATTCTGCTATTGGATCTTGGTATATGTTAGATCCACAGTATTGTGTAAAGTTTAATTTAAATAATGATGATATGCCATTATTTGTCAGTTCTATTCCTGCTATTATGGATTTAGATGCTGCACAAGAATTAGATCGTAAAAAGCAAATGTAGAAGTTGTTAAAAATTATTGTTCAAAAACTTCCTATGGATAAAAATGGGGATTTAATTTTTGACTCTGATGAAGCATTAGATATTCACCATAATGCTGTAGAGATGTTGCGTAGATGTATTGGTGTTGATGTTTTAACTACATTTACTGATGTTGATACTATTGATTTAGCAGATAGGAATACTACAACAACTACTGATGACTTATCTAAAGTAGAACGTACTGTTTATAATTCTTTAGGTATTTCATAGAATTTGTTTAATACTGATGGTAATATAGCATTAGAAAAATCAGTATTGAATGACGAATCATATTTGCGCAATCTTTTATTACAATACAATATTTTCTTTAATAGAATTACTGCTATGCGTAATAGCAATAATCGTAAATATAATTTTAAATTTTATATGCTTGAAACTACACAATATAATTATTAGAATTTAGCAAAATTATATAAAGAAC